ATCATTTGCTTGTATTGGCTCAGTTTCAAAAATACTCAAAGTAGTAGCCCTATTGACAACAATTTGAACGGTTTCATAAGAGCCTCTTTTATCTGGAGGACCACATCTAGGTGTACCTGTTTGTATAATCAACCAAAGATTACCATCTCCTTCTTCTTGAAAACTAATAGTTGTTGTCCCTGGATTAACATAATCTGTAAAATAAGGCTGTACTCCACTTACTTGGTCTATAGTGTTTATTGTATCATCACTACCGCTTGATATTCCGTTTGTAAAATCTATATTTTGACCAAAAACAAAGGCAGCTAAATCTGCATAATCTTGACCAGCTGTGAATGTTTTATTATAATCATAGCTTCTGCTTCCGCACTTCGAACCTCTTTTGTTTCTATTGGTATTAAATCTAAATTCAACTATACTTCCTGATGGAATATCAAAAGGAATATAAGTGCCAGGGTTTGCATCATCTTCAATAGCACAAGAAACTCTTGCATAACTGTAACTAGATCCTGTATTAGGTGATTGAGTAATGTAACTAAAACCTCCTTGGCTTGTTCTATCTATGAATGAATTGTCAGGAGCGTTTGCAGCAAAATTAGATGGTTTAAGCTGCATATAAGTTCCTGTTGGCTGACCACAAGTTCCTGATATAACGGTTCCGTCTGCATCTTTTGTGCATAAAAAATCTTCTGGTTGACTTTGAAAGTCTAAAACTTTAGTTTCTGTACATCTAAGCACGGCACCATTACTATCTGATTTTACAATTAAATTAGAATTGTCTTTAACTTTATCTCTATTGTCTCCTTCTAGTTTGTACCATACATTTCCAGTTTCCTCTTCTCTAAAAAATATATTAGAATAAATTGTTCTGTATCCTGTCTTGGATTCTTTAATAACAAACTTATACTTTGTTGCCCAATAAGGAGGGTAATTATTTAATTGTACTCTTATATTGTTTTTTGTTATTGAGTTTTGACAAGGAATATAAATGGTGTTATCAGTATCCACTAAAGCTGTTGTGCTTCTACCATAATCATCCATGTAAACAATTCCAATTTCATAATCCCTATTACTATGAAGGCTTTCTTTTGAAGAATCTAACGAATATAACCCAGTTACTTCAATTGCTTGTAAATATTCATAAGCATAGTTCCCTGGATTAGCAACTTCTTTAAACCTAAGTGCAGGAATAATAATTCCTACAACATCACTTCCTGCTGAGCTTTGTATAACAAACCCTTCATTTAAATTTGCAACTCCGAAACCATCATATCCCCAGTTGTTTTTTGCTACAATTCCGCAATTAAAAACATCAGTAACAGATGTTCCATCTGAACAATTAGGAATAGGCTGAAAAGAAGATACAGCGTCTACAAATTCAGGACTAGTTACTAAATTATGAATACTAGAGTAATCTTGTTGAAGATTAAATAAAAAAGTAAAATTAAATTGATTTTCAGGCTGAGTGCCGTCATCATATAAAGGGTCACCACTATACTGACTACTAACATAATTGAAATCAATTCCTATTTGAGAGCCTTCAACTAAATCAAGACCTGCAAAGTTTATTTGAACCAATGAATTTTCAACTGCTACAATATTATCTATGGTGTAATTAAAAGAATTTCTAACACCCTCAATTTCATCATTTACTAAAGATTGTGTTATTAAAGATAAATTATAATTTAAATATATTTGCTTACCGTTTTCATTTACAACATCATAGCCATCAACATAGTTACCAAACATTAACCTATTCCCCATAATAGTTAAAGCTTGAGCTACTCTAGGAACATTATCATAAAGTCTTAATAATTGTTCTTCAGGAAGGGCTGTGTATATTTTTTTATTTGTAAACTGAATAGTTTGAATAGTATTATCAAGCCAACCTTGGTCAATTTTATTATATCTTTCAATTACATTTATTGATTGGCTTGTGGAAAACTTAAACAAAACATCAACATCTTTTACATTCCTACCCCCTGTTTCAAAAGAAACATTGACACTATTAAAGATGTTTTTCATTCCATCATTATTATATGTATCATAGTTTATCTGAAAAGGCCCTGGAGTAAATGCTGTTCTAGTAAATGGAGATATAGCAGAATACTCACCATCTTCATATTGCCATCTATACGCAAAACTTAAAAATAAGTCATCCATATAATTTTCTTCGCCTGCAATTTGAATTTGTTCTAATTCAGGGGCGTTTAAAGGTGGCGCTAATATTACTCCTATATCTTGCTCAGTAATTTGATCTATACCAGCTAAGGGTTGTAAATAATTTCTATTTATATTTATTTTTCTAGGAGGATTTAAATTGTCAGTAAAAAACAATAAATCTCCAATCAAATCTATTCCGTTAATTAAAAAATCCTTGCTAAAATTTAATACAGAAGTTGAAATAACATGATAAAATAATACAGAAGTTTGAGTGTTAAAAGAAACAATCATATCTACTTTTTCTGTTGGAGAAGTAACATTGGCTTGGTCATGAACAAACCAATATATTGTTTCATTTGCACCATCTTCATAAGCACCAATACATCTTGCATTAGATGTTAATGGCAGGCCTAAATAAGTAAGTTGAACTAAAAGACTATTTCCTTTTGAATTTTCTACTGCACCTATTTCAGTTCCTTCAGTAGAACCTAATCTAACATTTAAAGCGTCTATGTATTCTCCTTGAGGAACTAAGCGCTCATCAACAGATTTATTCATTCGACCTTTTATAAAGTTCTTTTGAATTTTAGCCATATTATTTTATCCACTTGTTTTGCCCCCTAAGATTCATTAATAATCTCCCTGGGTGAATATTACTTAATCTTATTTTTGCATTTCTTAAAAGTGCTGATTTTTCTTTTTTAGTTCTGTTTATAATGTATTCTTGTACACCAAATTTACTTGAAAGTATTACATGCTTTATGTAGGCATAAATAAATTCTTCAAATAATTTATTTACGCTTATATCTTGATTTACTCCATTTTCCATTCCATCAGAAACATACTCTAAAACAACTAACTCTCCTGCCATATCAGAGCTAAAATTAATTACACCTGATTTTTTATTTATTTTAAATGTAGGATTTTGATTAGCTGTTTCAGTATTTAAACCATATCTACCACCAATAGGATATTCAAAATACCATATTCCGTTATAAAAATACCCTTCTTGCCCATCATAGGGGCTTTCAGCATTTAAATATATTGTTCTATTGCTTCCTGTAATTCTATCAATATTGACTGTTGAGAATTCAGGCTTCAAAACATTACCATCTTGATCAAATAATATTTTATAGTTATTGTCTTGAAGATATGCACTACTCCAATTTGTTTGAATGTTTTCAGTTAAAGGAAATAATGTTCCATTTTTATACATTGAAATTCTAACCCAATTTACATAATCATCTGGAAGAATAAATCTTAATGCATCATCAACTGCTAATTCTAATATTTTAATTTCTTTTAAAGAATCATAATTTAATTCTTGTATTGCTCTTTTTGCGTGAAATAAAATATTATATCTTTCTACATTATTTATTAATTTATCATTTCCAACATACATTAATTCAAAGTTATTTACTATGTTTTTTAATGTTATATATTGATATGAACCCCAATTAGCATTTTCAGGATTATTTCCGTCATTTTCGTAATATTGATATTGTGTTAAATATGCCATATCTTATCCTTGTTGTGTATTTTCTATACTTTCTTCTGCTTGAGCAAATTGAACTAAAGGTATTTCTCTAATTGACATACCTGCGTACTGAAGTATTTTGTTTATTAAATTTACCTGATCTGATAAAGGAAGTTCAAAATCTTGATAATCTGCAGCAGATTGGTCAAACACTGGCTCTCCTTGGCTTAGTGAGACATAAGTCCATTTAGGGTCTTCTGGATATCTTATGTATTGTACCTCTACAGTTTGAGTTGTATCTGGGTATAAAGTAACTGTATTTGCCTGAAGCGTATATGCTGGAAACATTTTAGACGGAGCTGTTAGTTGAGAAGCATTTAATGAAAGTATCTTACTTTGACTAACTCTTTCTATCTCTGTATTGTCAGGAATAAAATAAATTTTATTAATCAAATAATAATTGTCTGGTAAATCAAATTGAGAAGATGTGGGGCCATAACCTAAAGTTTGTGAAAAACTATCTACAACCTCTACAAGTCCTTTTACAATATCAGCATACCCACTTCCTGAAACTCTAGCATTTTGTTTTACAATCCAATTATTGTATTGATAAAAATAATCTT